CCTCAGCAGTGGGGGCGGCGGCTTCAATCGGGGCGGGATTGATCGGGGCGGGGGCCGCTACGGGGGCCGCGGCGGCGGCCTCAACGGTGAAAGCGGCGGGCGCTTTCATGCCGGCGGCAATGGTGAGACGCAGCGCTTTGATTTCTGCAGCCAAATCAGAAAGAATATTTTCCAGTGGCATAAGATTTGCTCCAAAGAGTTGGGAGGAAAACAAGGCGGCTATTCCAGAGAAAAGCCGTAGAGGCCAGCGAGGCCGTGAATCATCGAAAACGCGGCCGGCGGCAGTTCGATGTAATCACCGCCGGCATCATGCCCGCGGCGGTACGGAACGCCGAAATAATCCAGATAGGCGCACCGGCCCGCAAGATCGGCAGCAGGGCCGCCGGGCGTGTGAAAGCGCAGGCGCACCGGGCGCACGCTTTTCCATCGGTAGAACCACTGGAGAGCGGCGGCGGCCCGTGCCGAAAGGCGGCCCCGCGCGGTGAAGGGCGGGCGGGAAAGTGGTTTGATGTCGACCATAGAGAAGGGCTCCAAAACGGCCGCCTGCGCGCGGCAGGGCGGCTAGATTTTTGTTTGGTTAATCCGCCGCGATTACCATGAATCGCAAAAGATTGAACCGCTGGCGGGCCCGATAGGCGGCTAATAGGGCCTCGCTCATCGTTGCAAACTGAGCAGGCAGCATTAGCCATGGGGCGGCCGCCGGTGCGGTTTTGGTTCGGCATTTAATGCAGTACATAAAAACTCCTGTCCAATTAATGCCGCCCACTGGGGGCGGCTTTTCGATTTACTGGGGAAACTGTTTAAAGATCAGGGAAATAGGTAACGGCCACACGCTCACATTCAGCCGGCAGGCCAAACACGGGGCAGTTGGAAAAGTACGGGGCGGCCTGACTGTCGACTACATCAAGAGTGAAAGAAAGGCCCGCAACCTCAAGGCCCGCATACCACTCATCGATTGCCGCTATTTCCTCATCACTGAGGCCGCTAGGATCTGCATTGATGAGATACGGGAGGGCATAGGTCGGAACGTTGTAACAACCGGAATCGTTCGAATCTTCAACGCGTAGGGCCCTTACTGCCGGTTCAAGCGCTTCGCAAACATCATCAGCGGCGGCGTTAACGCCCTGCCAAAAAGTGAAGCCGCCGCCGGCTGCAGTTTCGAGGGCCTGCAAATCCTCTGTCGTGGTTTCCTCATCGTTCCAGTCGTGAGAGGCCAGATGAATGCCGCGGTCCGTTTCGTTGTAGTCGTAGCTGTAGCGTTCAACGCCGGCGGCGTTTTCATAGAAACAAAATGCCGCGTCAAGATCGACCGTTGCGATCTGTTCGCCCTTTTCATCCTTGACGATGACGGTAAGAGAGGTAAGGGCGCAGTCTTCCAGAGTGTCGAAGGAGCCGGAAAGCTCGTCTTCTGCTACGGCCTGATAGGTGTATCCGTTGCGCTTGATTTCTTTGCCGGTGATATTGGGGTAGCTGTATGCCATTGTTTTGCCTTTATTAGTTAGTTGAGAGATTCGGCGGCGAAATGCGCCGCCAGTGCGAGGGCCAGAAGGCCCAGAAAAACGAGAGTGCCGGGCCAGACGGGCCAGTACTTGACGCCGTAGCAGGCATAGAGCGCTAGGCCGTAGCAGGCGCAACGAAGAGAGAAGCGGGCGGCGCGGCGGCCTTCACTGCCGGAGAGGCGGCGCGCTGCGTTGATCTTGAGGAGGAATGCCATTTGTTTTGCCTTTATTGGTGAGTTGGTTTGTATGTGTGAGTGTATTGCTCCCCACACAACAAATCATAGCACCTTTTCATAGCAAAACGCACCGATGTTGGTACGGTTCGCGCATTGCTTGCTGTGTATCAACATCGGTGCATTCTGGACGCGGCGGCAGTCCGGTAGCGGGGCGGCTTATATAAAGAAAGGCGGCGGGGCTGGTAGTGGTGAGGCGGGCCGGCGGGCGGCGCTTTCCACCAGTGAGAGGGCGGGGCAGGGGCGGCGCCGCCGGTTCTACCAGTGGGAGGGGCTTCTGAGGGCAGGAAAGCGGGTAGAGGGTTAACCCTTAGTGTCAAAACGACTTTTTAAGGGCGCATAGGGGTAACTACCTATTTCGGCTAACAATTCGGCTACGATGCTACGATATTCAACCTTTTTTCCTAAAGTCCGCGTGAAAAGAATATATAAGTAATAACCCTATAAGAAAAACCCCTATGTAGATTCTATAAGGAAAGTTTGGGGAATTTGCTTGCATTCGGTAGCATCGTAGCGGGGCGGGTTTTGAGGCGGCGCCATGGCGAGAGGCGCGGCAATGGGCGAAGGAGTGGACGGGCGGCAGTGGAGCCACTGGACGGGCGGCGGGCTTTTCGGTTGTCTGAACATTGAGCCGCGAATGGCACGCGCTTTGCTTGACGGCCTGCGCGTGCGTTTCAGTTTGGGGGAATAGCGGGGCGCCCCATACCCGCCCCGCGGGCCCGGTCTATGCCGCCAGTGTGTGGGGTGAATGTATGAATATGTTTGTTCCCCCCTCTCCACTCATTGCGCGGCGCGGATAGCGGCGCGCCTATTCGGCGCGTAGCGCAGGGGCGCAGCAGGCCCGCGGCCTGCGAAGCGGCGGCGGCATGATGCCGGCAGAGGCAGGGCCGCGCCTTTTGGCACACCTTCCGCCCCGGTCGAGCCCTGCCC